GACAAAGCGCTTGCATCTTTAGACTCTATGGAGAGCTGCTATGAATAAAGATTATTTACTGTTTGAACTTCAATTCATTGCTGATAAGGTAAATGAATTAAAAGATGATGTGAACAAAACTTCATGGGATATAAACTCTGAAAGTATTGCCAATAAGATTGGTGATGCACTTTGTAAAGGCAGATCAGGTTTAAGCTACTTTGTGAATGGTATTCCAATGATGGAATACAGATTAAACAATTACAGAGAATCTGGTGATATAGAAGATCTCGATAGCTTTATGAAAATTGCAAACGGTTACATGGATGCAGTTGTTAAAGTCAGAGAAGCTTTTAACATGCTGGATGATCTTGCTGTTACATTGAAACGTGAGGTAAGCAATGAACGTCATGCTTGATAAGATTGAACAGTTACCAAATGGAGATGCTCGTATTTCATTTAACAATAATCTTATATTCCGTAACTGGACTCATACAGATCAAGTTCCTACAACAAAGTTACTTTCATTTACGGTTCCAAAAGAATTTGCTTTACGTGTATGTCGTTACATTATTGAAAATTCATTTGGGTATGGAAATCAGATTGACATTTCGTTTATGCAGTACAGTAATGGCAAAGAGGGAATGATCATAGTAAGTTATTCTTTGTCTAATCCTAAGAATAAAACAGAGATGCAGTTGTCGTCAGACATGTACATAAATAAACAATGGAACTAGGTTACGAATCTAGCATAATCACCGATTTATTCGGTGATTTTATTTTACACAGTTCTCAGTCTAGCTTATAAGAACTTCATAATCTGGATGGAATGGTTCCATTCAGCAGAGATAGAGGAGAAAGCATCATGACAGTAAAAGAATTGATTGAAAAGCTAAAATCATTTGACGAGAACTTAGAAGTTGTCATTTCTGCTGAAGGTGAAGCGTTTGATTTAGATGACGCAGCATTTAAGACTGAAACTTGGAAGACAAAAGATGGCAAAGACTTTGAGCTGTTGGACATTTTAGTTGATTAGCAGGAGAAAGCATCATGACAACTAAAGAACTTATCGAAATCCTTTCAAAACAAGACCCTGATTCACAGGTTCATATTCGCTACTGTGATGTTAATGCATACGGAACTGTAGATGGAGATGAGGATTACATTTGTTTTGATGACGTTGACATTTATACAGATAAACAAAATGACGTTATCATTGACATGAGAAAGCCACAGATGGGTTATTAGCGATAAGGAGAACAAGCCATGACAGTAAATGAATTTATTGAAGTTCTTAAGAAGTTCGATGGCAATTTAGAAGTTATAAATGCGATTCCAGCCACCGCCTCTGATCGTGATGCTTACTCAGAAGATATGGACTTTGACGATTTTTATGAAGACAGCTTTGAGTTTGATGCTGAGCATAATGTTGTAGTATTTAAGGCTGCTAATCGTATGCCAGATTATAGTGATTGGCGACGTAATTATCCAGCGCTTTACAATTACTAAGGGAGGAGAATTTGGCATGAAAGAATATCACGTAACTGGTAATCAGAGAATTAGTGGTAACTTTGAACTTTACGTTGAGTTTGATGATTCTCGTGGTTGGCTCTTGTGGAAAAAATTTAGTGATCTCGAAGATTGCTATTCTGAAACATTTGTAATACCAAATTTACATGATAGTAAAATTATCGAAGTAGCTGAAGATGGTTCTAAGGAAGAAGTTCTATTTTATACGGACTAATCAGGAGAAAACATCATGACAGTAAAAGAGCTGATTGACAAATTATCAAAATTTGATTCTAATTTGGAAATAGACTTTGAATTTGAAGAGTATAGTGCTGATGGCGGAACATGGTTATTAGAACCTAGCGTACTATTTAAGTTTGCCTACTTTAACAAAGAGAATAGAGAGGCACTTATCTTTAATTTTAGAAGCATTGACCGCTATTGAAACCGTCTGAAAATCGTAGCTCTATGACTAATGGAGATGTAATCATGACCTATTCAAAGACATGTAAGATCTGTGGTAAGCCATTTGAATCTGACTCAAAGAACACAGTCTACTGTTCAGATAAATGCGCAAAGCGAGGAGCAAAGAAAGCTTATCGATCTCGTAAGATGAAACACATAAATGCTATTAAGCGTGGTGATGATAAAGAGATTGAAGCGCTTATAACAAGCGCGTACAAGCTATCACGTGAAGTTGCAAAGATGTGTTTACATAAGAAATGTATGTGTACTGATAAAGATCACATTTGTTCTGGCGAATTGCACGTTCACCACAAGAATCATAATCCATTTGACACTAGACCTGAGAACCTTTGCTGGCTATGTGAAAAAGCTCATCATGAGCTACATGCTATTGAAGAAGACTGTAGTATAAATGATGAAATAAAAGCATTTGCTACAATAAGAAAACAAGCTGAGATTAGAGAAAGAAATCTTGCTAAGCAATTGAGCAAGAAGACTAATTCTTAAGGAGAGCAAATCATGGACAAGAGAGAAGTTTTGTGGTTAGTGTCTATTGCTATTCTATCAATCATTACTACTATTATTATCTTATGTGTAGTATTACCATTACTTGGTAAAGCATTCATACCAGTAATAACAATTGCTTTTCTTGCTTTTGTTTGGTGGGCTAGTAATCATGGATGAAATGATCATCTTTCTTTCTGTATTCTATGGAATTCAGATACTGCTACTAATCATTGGGTTTTGTTTGCCTAGTGAGAATAAAGAGCAAGAAAGTATATGTTATAAAGATACTATCATCTACAAAGAGAAATTTGATGATGACGTTATTGTAGTATATGAAAGTGAGCTCGACTCAGACTACACTGTTCTACATGAAATAGAAAAGCTTAAAGATCATGCGTGATTTTTGTTTACAGAATTCTTAATAAATTTTATAAGATTCTCAAGATTGAATGGAATGGCTCCGTTCAATAACTTAAAGGAGAAAGAGCAATGACAGTAAAAGAGCTTATTAACTTCCTTTCAAAGCAAAATCCAGATGCAAAAGTCACTCTTACTAAAGATGTAGCTAGTGTTTATGTAGACCCAGATGATGGTTACGAAGAAGCTTATTATGAAGATGAGGTTACTGATTTAGAGCCATACTGTCTTACGGTAGATGTTCTTGGCAATGGTGACGTCGATATTCGTTGGATTTAATCTTGGAGACTTTACTATGAATAATCCATTCTATGCTTTAGTCGTTTACAGAGATTCTTCTAAAGAAAAAGACTTTATGAATATGTATGATATTAAAATCTTTCAAACATTAGAAGAAGCAAAAGAGCAGTCGTCAGATACTGACTATGATGGCATGAGTTGGGATATAAAAGAATGCTATGAATGGAAGCTTACAGATCTTAATAAATCTGAAGATGATGATCTAATTGAAGATGGAGTAACTTATAGACCGCTTGCTGATATAGAAGATTGGCCCTCTTATGATTGGCCATGTAAAACTCTTGGTGAAGCAAAAAGACGCGCTTTAGAATGCATAGAAAAAGAGCATTGTAAAGTTTACATTGAAAAGTCGAAGAGAACTGTTATTGATTCTAGTAACTAAGTAGTTGGTCTACTTAATACTTGCATAGGAGATTTGAATATGACAAACGAACAGAAAAGACAGTATCTTAATGATGCATTGGACGATCTCATTAAAGTACTTAAAACATTCAATGATGCGTATAACAACATGTGTGAATGGTACGAGGCTTATGGAGAGACAAACTTACTTCGTGGATCTAACATGGAATTCAAACATGATCTCTATGATGAGAATGTTGACTGGTTTAGTGCTAGTGATATCTTTTCTGCAGTACTTGACACTTATGAAGAAGATGTACCTGATAAGAAAGAATGGCCAAATGAATTTACACCGAACTACAGCTATTGTGAAATGCCAAATAGCGCAATGGCTATAAGTGAAATGCGTGATAGAATTATGGCAAAGCTTTATAAGAAATTCTCAACTGATATTGAAGCAAACAATCGGTTTACTGGTCTAGATCTTGATTAGAAGGAGCTGAAGTATGAGAAAGTATGAACACGACACTTCGTATTTTGGTGGAGATATTTTAAGAGCAATTAGACGCGTCATAGAGCAAAATCCAGATCTAGATCGTGGCGGTGTTTACATCTGGAGTCTTGACTATTGCACAAGTTTATCTCCATTGATTATTTACTTGAATATGAATGAGAATGATTACAGAGGCTCTCTGGAGTGTCATAGAGGTGGTAATTTCAAATCACAGATAAGCTATGACGGAATTCTTTCTCTTAATGATGACGGCACTGATTGTGAGTTTGATCAGAATAAAGTTATCGACTATCTCACAAGAAATGTTCAATAGGCTATCTATTTATAAAGACACGTCAGGCGCACTCATAATCGGTGCGCCTTAGTTTTATAGTAATATTTACTTTTTATCGTTATCCCATACACGATCAGTCACATCAAAGTCTATTTCATAATCCTCTACATTATTGAGAGAAATGCTTCTTAAGTCTTCAATTTCAAGAGATTTGTTGAATCCGTTTACACATACTGAGTCTCTAGCAATATCGTACTGACTATTTCTTAAGCGAGTTACTCTATTTATCGCTAGTGGATATCTCATAAATTCAGAAAGACAGTCAGCTATTCTGCTTATCTCTGAATATGCTTTACTTATGCCTATAACATATTCACAGCCACTAAACTCAATCGTTATTGAGTAGCATGATTCACCTGAAGATAATCCATAATCAAAGTCACCAGAATAGTGAGCAACTATTTCGAGCTTGGTGACTTTATTTTTGATCACAATAGTGTTGATAACCATAAGTGTCACCTCTATTCTTAAAATGAATGAAACGGAATAATAGCCCCTATAAATAATTGATCTTAGAAAAGTTCATAGACTAAAATCACCATTTTAGTCGGTGATTTTATTTTACATCGATCATAGATCGATTTATAAGACTCTCATAAACTGGATGGAATGGTTCCAACCAGTTCTTACATAGGAGATATGATCATGGCAATCAAGTTCAGTAGCAAAAAAGAAATTATTGATAGACTTCGCAATCAAATAGAAGTAAAAGATGCAACCGCTATCCACGCATTGACGTTTATTTATGATAAGCAGGTTGAAGATGAAAAATGCCATGAGGATGTCAAATATCATAATGGCGTTGGGTTTAAGCCGCAGGATGCAAAGAAGGGCTCTGGGTTGGCTAAGTGGTATTTGGACAAAGGGTTCCTGACTGTAAAACAGATAGCCTGCGTTAAAAAGCTTGTTGCCAAATATGCAGGTCAAATCGTCGAGCTCAAGATCAGTGATGGTGAAATCAAGCAGATTAAACGTGGCGAATGGATTTGGGGTTAAGTAAAATCACCAAGATATCTTGGTGATTTTTGTTTACATACTCTCATAAATGCCTTATAAGTAATTCATAAACTGGATGGAATGGATTCATCCGGGAATGCATAGGAGAGAAAATCATGTTAAACCCATTCGTAAACGATTCAAGAATTCAGAAAATGAAATCCACTGGCAAAGTAAATTATGCTGTTATTTGTCCAGAATCTGATACTCAGCTTGATGTAATGGGCTTTGTTGATAGAGATAAAGCTTATAAATACGCTGTAGAAATTTCTGAATGCGGGCTGTGGGCTTACATGGTCGAATTAACTGACGATCACGTTATTGCATATCTCACTGGTTGGTGTACTAGAAAATAAACGTAGGCGGCCAAATAGCCGCCTAATTACTAATGGAGTTTAGAATGCTTAATCAAGAATTTGCAAACAAATGTCTTCGTGAATTTCAAGAAGATTGGAGTGAAGACAAGACATTAAGAGAATTTCTCTCAACTTACATGGGTGTTGGTGGAATAGACGATGAAGATATAGAAAGTGCTATATCTGATGATTATGTAGATCTTATTGATTCATGGGCAAATGATAATAATATGGATTATACAGAGATGTTCAATTTCATTATGGAGTCACTCGACAAAGAAGTTGAATATGATATTAGAATTGACATGAACTATGATGAAAAGCCAACTAAGAGTGGACCAGATTCAAAGCCATTTTGGAATAAAGAAGTTAGGTTTGAGCTAGCAGCTATAGTTGATGACATTCGATTAGAATGTGATGAGCTGTTTAGAGAATACGAAGTATAACACAAAGAGGAGAGATTAGTATGAGCACTCGTTCAAACATTATTCTTGTAACACCAGACAATAAAGCCCATCAGTTTTATCATCACTTTGATGGCTATCTTTCTGGAGTAGGTGAAGAACTTAGAACAAAGCTACTGTACTCGGTTGGTATGAGCATTATAGTAAAAGACATATCAGTTTATGATGTTCTTATTGGCGAAGTAATGAAAGATGAAGAGTATGAAGATGAATATGTTCACGATATGAATGAGGTAAATCATCTTCATGGAGACATTGAGTTCCTATATGTTATTAAAGGATCACAGCTATACTATGTAAATGAGTGGGATTTATGTGAAAAGCTTGAAACAAACCAAGACATTATTAATTATGTCTGTAAAGACAGTAATGAAATTGATGTAACTAAGCAGCTTCATGATGAATAAAGGAACGAATAATGAATCTCACAAATATGATTGAGCTTGCAAATCACATTTCTGAATCACTTAATGCACACTATAGAGACATTGGGGATATAGACTTCATGATCGAAGAATTAAAGAAGAAAAGAAAAGGTGTAGCTAGGCGAATGGAAAAAGATGCGGCTCATTTAAGAACTATAATGACTGACGCTACATTCCGTAATGGAGTCAGTAGTACAGCACTTGAAAACTTTAAAGAAGCACTAGATGGCGTTGACGAGCTAGTTGAGATAGTAAATAAGAACATCACTGGGTAATGAAACTATTTGGATATGGAGAGTATCTTAATGTAGAAATAAGATTCACACCAACGTTCATTATTAAATATGAAAACTAAATAAAATCACCGAATTACTCGGTGATTTTTGTTTACCTATAAGCGGCTCTGGCTTATAAAGACTACAGATTGGATGGAATGGTTCCATTCAATAATTCACAGGAGATTGGACATGAGTAATTTCGATAGCATCCATGAAGTAGTTAAATCACAAACTGCAAATGCAAGAGTTACGTATCTTGACCTTGTTAGATTAAGTGCTGGAAGATCATATGACAATCTTCCAAACAAGATTACTGATGCTAAATCAAAGATTTCATCTCTCAATAACAAAATTCGCAATTGTTGCAAAGAAAAGAGAGATTCATGCGGTAGATTAAGTTTTGCTGATCTCGACATCTATATTGCTCAAACTAATCCAATGCGTAAAGAGGTCGAAAAGCTCGAACGTCTTATAAGACAATCAGAGAAATTTATAAGCATGGGTAAAGAAAGCTTTGTAGAGACTAGCGTAGAAAAAGCAGCGATGGTGTTCGATAGCAAAGTATTTGCTATGGCTGATAAGCTTAATCAAAAAGGATTTACGCCTGAATGCAAATTCTCATCTCTGTCAAGTGATCCAAAATTATTCGATGTAGTTATTACAGACGGTGAAAAGAAAGTTCATGCTAGATCAGTTCTAGCTGCTGAATTTAGCGAGTGTATGGTTGCTCACTTTAGATTCATTATCACGAACGCAAAGTGATGTAAAATTATATATGGGTGGAATGGCTCCACCCATACTTTCATAGGAGAGAATCATGAACATGTTAGTAGTTGTAAGCGTTACTGATAGTTTCAGACATCAAATCGATGATAAGATGTCAAGAATAAATGAAATAAATACAACTATAGAAAAGCTCAAGCATGAAGCGTATATGCTTGCAATAGATGTCGATCATGAGTGTGATCTACTTGAAGCTGTTATTGAAGACAAAGACTACAAAGAAAATATTGTAGAGTCAGTAATTGATAGTCATAAGTCTTTCATCAAGAGAGGTCGATCTATTGCTAATGCAATAAGAGAAGATGATCGTAAACACAATTCATGTGATTAATAACTACATCCAGTATGACAGCATGTATTACATTTGATTACATGCTGTCATACTGTAAGTATCTAAAATTAAAATGGCTTTTGAGTAGTCAATTGCCATAGCATAGATGTGATCTAATTCATGTCTATTATAGTTCACGTACAATTGGAGTAAATACATATATGTTAGAAGAAATTCTTATAGTTAGTGCTACAGCACTATTCGTCATTATTCCGATAGTAATTGGAGAATTACTTGATCGACTATTTAGAGTCAGCTGGCACTACATAAAAAAGCTAGTGTAGACAATCATTTTTCATTACTTTATTAGTAGAATATCTATTATTATATGGATGATGATTTTGAGCAGAACTCACAAATCAGAAAAAATCATCGATGCTCTTTAGTACAGACTCCGGCTATAGTAAATCATTTATTATAGCCGGAGATTCGTCTAACAACATCAGTAGGTATAGCAATGATATTCGAAACATATAACGGAAAATGCTTCAACAGCATAAATTTAGAACATCTAAAATTAAGATTCGGTCTATCTCACAGTGAATACTCAATTTGCATACCATATTCTGGGAAGCTATATATTCACGCAGGGTACGACACTTTAGAGCAGTGCAGAATGAAAGCTGAACAGTTTGTTAGACGATATCGTACGAATGTTCAGATTTATTATTTTGAACGTCCAACTGCAGATGACTGGTGTCAAGAACTGATCGAAGAAGTTAAGGCTCCACAGCCTCACAAAGTTACAGAATGTAGAGCTCAAGAAAAAGAAGTTCGAAAAAATGAGCCAGACAGTTCTATCGAAAGTAGCACTCAAAAATACCTCGAATTTCTGAAGAACTCTTATTAGTAATTTTCATTCGCACGAAGAACTCCTATTAGGAATTTCTTTCGTGCCATTTTTATGCGAAGAACTTCTATTAGAAAAACTCTTTCGTCATGAACTCAAATAGCTTCATTTGTGAAATTCAATTGATTTTTATGGAATGTGAATTTCTACTCATCTGAAGAACTTCTATCAGAGAGTAATTTCAGACGAAGAACTTCTATTAGAGGAGACATTTAATGATGAATTTTAGAGTAGAGAAAATAACTCACTTTCTCAAATACCCAATAATTTATTGAAATTGGCAAAAGACTGAGGCATGCCTCAGTCTGATGCTCTTCACTCTAATCTCAATTCTAATCTTAATCCTAATCTCCTTCCTAATCTTCTTCTTCAAAAATAACAAATAATGTTTATTTTATTAATAATATAAATAATAAATAATATTTATTATAAAAAGAATTTCTTCTTCCCATGAACTAGTTCATGGCATTTCAATTTAGCAGAAAAATCTTTTTGTTAGAGTCCCGCGCATTTTATTCATCGCACGAAATTTTTCGTGCTCTTCATGCCTGTTTCAACTCAAAACAAATCATCTGCTGAAGTTCACGTGACTCATATTCACTGGTGCTCTTTATTTCAGAATTCATTTGTAGATCACTTTTTAGATGATTCATATAAATATAAGTCTATTGAGTGGAGTGAGTAGAGAGTGATTCTGAGTGATATTTAGATAGTGTGCTAAATCACTCATAATAGATGATATAACCATGCTGGTATAATTTACCACTTATGATAAATAAGTCACTCTAGAGTGATTCTTTTGTGAGTAGCAATAGTAATACTTTTAATTGCTTTAAGTGATGATAAAGCTATTATGTGATTAAACAATAAGAACAACTCTTGTATATCTATTATATGTAGAGACTTTTAGTCTCATTGGCATGATTATCTGATGACCCATGACAAGATCACGAAGCTGAATCTAGAATTCTTAATTTGCTTCAATTAGTATCGATAAGTCATTCACGTCGTGATAGGCCTGTTCAGGATCCTTAATTCTTATGGATGAGAGTTAAGACAGCTAGCTTAGTCAAGAACGGACTCTCGTAGGTCTAAGGCGCTTACTTATGTAGGTCCCGGATGTTCTAGAAGTACTACTCGGTGCTGGCAAAGACATATTGATTTTATTAAATAATTGGCTATTCTTAATAGCTTGCTTTGAAATACATGTATCTGTGTGTGCGACTCGTGACCTCATACATCACTTTCAATTAAAGATTAAGCAGCTAGACACGAACCCGACTAGATGAATAAGGCTAGGGACTTGATCGGCAAAACTTGAGAGAATCACTAATTATTCTTTACAGTAGTTTTGTACACAGTTCCAGGTGAGATTTTGGTATGACAGTAGAAGAAGCAAGAGATATTCTAATTCATCATAACGTCTGGCGTCGAGATGATCATGTCCCAAATCACTATGAGATGGTGAATCCTACTCAGCTCGGAATTGCACTTGATGTAGCAATTAAAGTTCTTGATGAGTACATCGATAAGAAAACTATAGATGAAGAAAGTTATGCAAACTATTCAGCACAATTAAGTCTTCCGTTTTAATTGACTTTTTCGTGACACAATAAAAGGGCTCATTTAGAGCCCTTAAAGCTTGTTATGCAGCTTTATCATCTCTTTCATTATCACAGTTAGCATTTTCACAAATAAGCTTTCTTTCATGCGGCTTATCTTCCTGATGCTCTTTTTCACCGGTGATCTTTACTCCAGCTTTTATGTCTCCCTTCTCAGCAGTAAACTCAATCTTTTTACCGCCAAGCTTGACTTTCTCAAGTGATCTGACAACAACAAAGATGCCGACTAAAACGACAGCGCCAGTTAGAACAATATTTCTTGATGATTCTGCGAGGTGTGAAAAGTCCAGAATGCAGCCAAGAGCCATGATTAGTGACATCGCTACGAGAATGTAGCGTAGACTGATATATTTTGCAAATCTTTCTGATCCATCCATAATTGGCACCACAATTAAAAGCAAGATACATACACAAAGAAGAGCGATTGAAGCTACAATAGGCGTTAACATAGTTTCCATAATTCCTTATCCATTTACTCGCTAGATATTAATTAAATTAAGAGCTCGTCTATGAACTCTTACCATAAAGATACAATTAAATTTGATATCAATCTTTATGTGATTAGAAATTTATTGTATCGACTCAGTGTTTTATAGAATTCTATTATTAGTAAATATCTATAATACTGAACGTTGATCTATAGTGTGTCTAACTTACTTGGAGATAAATAATATGAAAAGAATTCTAAACCGTAGAAATGCTCGTTCATTTAAGAATGAATCAGTTGAAGATCCTCATGAGCTTTTACTCTCACTTGTCGATCTTGGCTCGCTTGATGCTGATGAAGCTCTTTTAGCGTGCGTAAAAGAAATGTCAGATGCTGAGTGTAAACGAGTTCTTGGCTCATTAAGTCTTCCTAACTGCTGTGATGAAGTTGAAGAGCCAGAAGATGATATGGATGGAGATCTAGTTCCATTAGACGACGAAATTGTCGATGATTCTGACGATGACTTTGCTGTAGAAGACGAAGAGCCAGCAGAAGATGAAGCTGGTGATGAAGATGCTGATGTTGAAGAATGCAACAATCGCGAGCTTGAGGCTAAGGTCCGTAGATTAGAAAGACTTGCGTTTGGTAAAAAAAAAGAATTTAAAAACTGAAGCTACTCGTTATTACTATGAGTGGGAGCCAGACTACGATAGATGCGTTAAGATCTTTAATAGCCTATTAGCTGATCCAGAAATTAATCCAGAAAATCTAACGATTAAAGATTTCAAGCTTAGCAACTATAGAGATGGATTCTCAGCTTATGGCATCGATGGTAGGATAAATCTTGATGCTCCAGCCGCACAGCAAATTCTTGCTAAAGCCAAAAGCTTTAAGACATACGATGTACAGACTGGAATCTTCCCTGGAGATAAAGGTGGCTACATCACTATAACTTGTAAGAAAAAAGTTAGAAAGTCTGAATGGTATGATCCAGAATTTGGCCCTGGCTTTGATAGAGATCTACATATGCAGAATAGACGAAATGCAGAGTGGACTAAAGCTCAGAGAGATAATCGTAATTGGTGGTGATTTTAGTTTACATATCTAATAAAATATCATAAAAACACATTGAGTAGCCTAATAGGCTTCTCTATTTACTTTATATGGAGTTACAAATTATGAAGAATCGTAAGCCTACATTAGAACAGCGTATTAACCGTCTTGAGCGTCTTCTTAAAAATGAAGCCAATGCTTCTAAGAAATTTGAAAGCTTTGAGTCAGATCTTGATGAAGACGGCGCCCGTGAAGCTGCTAGTCGTTTAGCAAAACAGTTTGGTCAAATGGTTGGGGTAAGACTCACCCGTGATGATCAGCATGAAATTGTTGATAGCCCTATGTTTGGTTGGCTACGTGGTCACCAAGTTGAAGACATCGAAGAAGATCCTGATGCACGCTATACATTTACATATGATGTTGATGGCTATCCAGCTGATAGTGTTATGGTTCGTCCAACAGAAGGCACTATTTGTGTGTGGCGTTCTATCATGAATGGCTATAGTGGCGAAGGCGCCGTTGATCCGAAAACTGGTATGTGCTCATGGGAAGACTGGCTTGGAGATTGTTCATATCCACTATCTGCTTGGAAAAACTTCAATTTTGACATGATTCACGGTGATGATGAAGATTGGGATGAAGAAGATGATGAGGAATATGAATCTGTAAAACGTCCCATGAAACGTCCTGTTAAGAGTGAGTCTGCAAGAAAGCCAGCTCGTCGCATTAGACGTTAAGTAAATATAAAGCCCATCATACGATGGGCTTATTTTGATTATGGACTATAGCGTATGACTATTCATGAAAACAGTTTATTGCAAAGAGTGGCTAGACTTGAAAAGCTACTTAATAGAAAGTATGAGGATGATAGTGCTGATGTAGATCAACAGAGTGAAGTTAGCGCGACAAATCAAGACGCTTTATCAGCTGTATGGTCTACTGGAGAAGTGCGTGCCACATACACAGTGTGGGAATATCTTCTGAATAATGGGCCCAAAAGTATTACTGCTCTTAATAAGGCAATGGGTTGGCCGTGTGGTACTGAGCTAAAGAAGCTAGTAGAGCATGGTGCCGTTATACGACTTACTAGTAAATCATATAAGGCTAACCCAGATTATAAATTCAGAGATGTTGATAAGATAAAAATAATTAATACCGTTTATACTAAAGATCTTATAAGTGAAAACTTTGATAAATTCAGATCACTTGTTAAAGAGTTTTGTGACGCAAACCATTTAATCTTAGATCGCTGTGTAATGTATAAAGATTTAGTTACAATTGATCTACTTGATGAGTATAACCCATATTCATCAGAGTCAACTCAAAAGGATAAATCCATACTTACTGTAGGTTTTGATACAGCTACACAGGCTTTTGTATGCCAAAAGATTGAGCTATATAGAAGTTATAGACAAGTTTATGATTATGGCTTCGGCTCTAGTAGAAGGACTGGTCAGTCTTCTTGGGAGCAAGACTACTCATTTGAAAATACAAATCAAACTAGGTGTAATCTTGCATTTCGTACAGAAATATTTGGTAGATCACACACATCAATTGAAGAATTTAATAAAGAATTTTTTAGATTATTCGGCATAGGTGAAAAAACTAAATTAAGAGGTATTACTAGCATTGTGTTCTCTCTTACAGAGTATAAAGATTGGGATGACTAGTAAGCTAATAATTTATCCATTAAATAAATGGAATCCCCAGTGTATATAACATTGGGGATTTGTTTTACATTAAACTTTTTGATTTGAGAATAATATGATTAGCGTTAAAGTTATTGATGACAGTAATAGTAAATTTTATGATCTAAACAGTATCTGTGAAACTGCAGATTCTATTTATTGGACATTAGTTCCAGATGAAGTGTTTTCGATCTACAAGTCAAATCCATACTACTTATTCAATAACTCAAGTCATTATTCATTAAAAGATGTAGTCACTTGGTGGTAGCATGAGCTATGATTTATATAAAGGTGACTGCCTTGTAGAGATGAATAACATAGAAGATCATTCTATAGACATGATTTTTTGCGATCTTCCATATTCATGCACTCACTGTGAATGGGATTCTTTAATACCATTTGATAAGTTGTGGAAGCATTATAATAGAGTAGCTAAAAAGAATGCAGCTATTGTGTTATTTGGAAACGAGCCATTCAGTTCATATCTTAGACTTTCAAACATAAAAGATTATCGCTATGATCTTGTGTGGGAGAAAGAGTCGATTACTAATTTCATGCAAGTCAAACGTAGATTTGGTAAGTCTACAGAGATGATCTCTATATTCTATAAAGAGCAGCCAGTGTATAATCCACAGATGGTGATTCATACTGGCAAACAGTCAAGTAACAAGCCTGCTATTAAATCAAATAAGTCATTAACTACAGTTGATAATAAAAACTTCAATATAACGCCTTATGTGGATAATGGCTTACGATATCCACGTGATGTTCTTAGATTTAATAGAGTCCCAAAGACAAAGACAGTTCATCCAACTCAAAAGCCAGTAGAATTATTAGAGTATCTAATTAAAAGCTTTACAAATGAAGGTATGACAGTGCTTGATAACTGTATGGGCTCAGGCTCTACAGGAGTAGCGTGCATCAATACTAATCGTAATTTTATTGGAATAGAGCTTGACGACAATTATTTCAAAATAGCCAATGATAGATTAAGAGAAGCAATGGAGCTTAAGAATGAAAGTAATTCAACAGTCGTATGAAATTCTAACAGATTTATCTGATCAAATTAAGATTCTTAAAGACATTGAGCGAGCTGGAAGAGTTTGCTACAAGTCAGAGAATAACATCACAGATGATTCATGTATTAAATTTTGTAAGATGCTATGTGAGCGCGGGCATGAGGCAATGCTTGAGCATACACAATTATCAGTGAAGTTCATTGTTGACCGTGGTATCTCACATGAGATTGTAAGACATCGTTTATTCAGCTTTGCACAAGAGAGTACGCGATATTGTAATTATTCAAAAGATAAGTTCGGAAATGAGATAAAAGTTATTTCGCCTGGTGATTGTCTAGATCCTGTTACTTACCATATATGGCATGAGACATGTATGGTAGCTGAACATGCATACTTTGGTTTATTAGCAAATGGCGCAAAACCTGAAATTGCAAGAGGTGTGTTACCAACATCACTTGCAACTGAAATTGTTGTTACTGGCAATATAAGAGAGTGGAGACACTTTTTCCGTTTACGGTGTGATTCGCGGGCCCATCCACAAATGGTATCTATATCACGTAAGTTACTTGACGATTTAAAATCTAAGATCCCTGTTTTATTTGACGATATAGCTTATTAAGATTAAATGACTACTACGGCGCGTGTATTTTATTTACATGTGCCTATTCTTTTCATGGAGGTTACTTATGAAGTACGGTGTTTATAGCTCATTGGAATATAGCGTTAATAAGCAGTATGATGACTTAAGAGCTCCATTTCTAAAGTGTAAAACAGTTAAAGAATTAAAAGAAGCTCTTACACCTCACGTGAAAAGAATTGCTAAGAAGTATGAAGACTGTTGTTATGGAACGATTACCGCAACTATAGACTCGTTTAGAAATGAGATCTATGGTTTAGAACAAGCTGTTTACCATATCTCTCCATTTGGTATGGACACGATAGACCGTGTAGTGGAAGACATACTTGAGCATTAGCAATTTTTGTTCGGTGATTTTTGTTTACATGATTTTTGATTTGGCTTATAAGTAACTCATAAAGCTAAGGAACGAAATCTTCCTTAGTTTGGTTACTTAGTTGGAGGTTGATCATGACTAAACAAGAATACTATGAAAAGCATCAATTCAAATCAAAATGTCCATATTGTGGAAAAGAGTTTAGCTTATCAATGTTTACAGAAGAGATAGTCAGAGATCAAGGTATTATATGTCATCACTGTGATAACATAATTCATATTAGTAGCAAAGATAAATCATGTCTTAAGTTTGAGGACTTTCTTAAAAAGCATTTACATTGAGAGAGATAGATGAAAGACGTAGTTCATTACACTATTCTAATTCCATTTGTTACTGCTTCATCATCCGATTGGATAGAATATCGTGGCGATGATGTTGGCTATGATTGGTGGAATAGTTCTCCAAAAGTTTTCTTATCAGAAGAGGAAGCTTTAAAGACAATAGCAAATAGTAATTATCTTAAGCAGAATAGATGGCAGTTGGTCAAGACTACAATAAAGTCTGAGATCATAAGAGAGTATACACCTTAAGATGAGTGGTTCATCTTAATTTCTAAATAAGGAGAATAATCATGAAAGTAGCAGAAGTAATTGAGAAAGTGAACAGCACAAAGTACTGGTCTTTATATTCATTTGAAGAAGACTTTGACTTAGAAGTAGTAGCTCGTGATCTTTATGTTGATAAACATAGATGGTTTGAAACTTCCACGTCAGTCTATAAATGTGAAGATGGTTTTGTTGGAGTAAATGGTGTTACTCAGACCTATAGTGAAAGTATGTTTTATGAAGATTGCTTATGTGAATGTTGTGCAGAAGAATTTGAGCCAAAGCAAACGATTACATACGTTCCGGTGAAAAAGTGAAATTTTTGCAAAAACTTGTTTACGACTACGAAACTTTTTGGTATATAGATCTCATAGATTGGAGGGAATGGTTCCTTCCAATACTAGAGAACAAAAGGAGAGTTTGCTATGATTAAAGAGTTTACCTATACATCATCCAATGGTACGAAATCTCGTAAGGTCTTCGTCATTAAAGAAAATGATGTCTATATTGGTGGGCTTGATCTTAATCTTCTTTCTGAAGAAGATGCTTCTACAATTTCAAATATCTATAAAGATGTCGTCCCGACAAACGACTTTAAATCAAAGATAGTTCTTGATGGTTTTAATCCAGCTTGGATGAAAGCCTATAGACAGTTTACGAAAAGCAAGATTCAGTAGAATTATTGATTAATAATTCTAAGATCTTTGACAACTGAATAAGAGAAAGATATCTATTTAATTTGCTTGGAGAGGTTACCTAAGCGGTCAACAGGTCAGGACTGTAAATTCTGCGCCGAAAGGCTTCGGAAGTTCGAATCTTCCCCTCTCCATTATGGGAAATTAGTTTAGTTGGTAGAACATTCATGTAGCTATAAACTAATACCTATAATTGGTCGGGTTCAATTCCCGAGTAGAGAATCAAATCTCTATAAGTTCAGGATCAACACAATTATAGGAATTATATTAGATGCCATGAAAGGAATAGGTTCAAATCCTACATTTCTCATTTATGGAAAATTAGTTTAATAGGCAAAATAACCGGCCTTTATTGGGTCGTTAGATGAAAGTTCGATTCTTTCATTTTCCATTACAAGTCATTGCTACGAAGAGCTAGTCTGCATGGTAAAGAATACACATCGCCCACTGTATGTATCTGGTGCACAAGGTGCATATATGTAAGACGGTTGAATGTAATAGAGTAACAGAACGTAGAGCCTGAAAAAGTCCTAACGTATGGTAATGGAAATGACTTGTTAACTAACTATAGTATGGGAGCTTGGCAAACCAGTTGTCTAAACCGGGATGGGGTAGCAATTGGAGCTTGGCAGTACGTGAGAGTCGTGCCTTCCATATTATGGTTTTGCGAGAATGGTGAAATTGGTAAACACATAGCACTTAAAATGCTACGCCATTTGGCTTGTGGGTTCGATTCCCACTTCTCGCATTGAGCCAGTGTAGCCAAATCGGCAAAGGCAGTCGACTCAAAATCGGCGCGTAACATGGCGTTACTTGAGAGTTCGAGTCTCTCCACTGGTATTAAATCTTATTGTGGTTGGGTTAGAAGCACCCATCCTTAATGAGTGTGGCAATCGCCAATAGCATATCCTGATTCTATATCTACCAAGATGTAGAACGCTTAAAGGTCACATATTCCAGATTTATTCGCGATAAATCTTACAGAATTGCAAACCTCGGGCAGAACTAAACACTGCATTACGAGAAGTGCAACGGCTGATTAAGGCGGATCAGGTTATATACCAAATTGACAGAGTGAAGTATAATGGTATATAGGTTATTGGTCACTCCGATTGAAGTAGGCAATCACCCCGTAACTGGTAAGGATTGCACTCCACTTTGGCGTAACAGCACACAGTAAGATATTTATAGAGTAATCTCTAAGCCTCTTATTCTGTGATTTGAATAATGCTCAAACATGAGATTCAAAAAAAAAGACCATGATTCCTGTATGGGACTTAAGTACACGGCCGCTTAGGATTATGGCAACCTATAGTGATATAGGTAATTCTGTACTTGGAACACCTACTATTCGAACGAGTAGTCCTTTAACAGCTAGGAGACTTTCTAGAGGTCATTTACTAGTGGGTGATAATCCGGATTGCCAATTAAGGTGAGGCATCAGATTTATAAGATTATCTCGTGAAGGAATAAAGCTGAGTTCTCGAATGAGAGTAGATGTAAATCAAGAATTCTCATGCTCCTGGGGATAGTCAAAATACATATCAATTTAGTTAAATTGCTGATTTGATTATGTATATTAAATATGTTAGAACAAGACAGCACTACAAACTGATTGCTCTAATTTTTGCTCCTCATGGCTAAATATTGTCGTGAGATAAAATTTAGCCTTTACTTCGGGATCGTTTAATGGCTAGGACGACTGGCTCTGACCCAGTTAATGTTGGTTCGATTCCAGCTCCCGGAATTACTTCGTGATAGTTTAATAGTAGAACAGCGGACTTTGACTCCGCCAGTATAGGTGCAATTCCTGTTCACGGAACCATAGGTTGCTGGTGTAATGGTTCAGCATCTCGGTCTCCAAAACCGAGGATAGAGGTTCGAATCCTCTGTGGCCTGTTTATCATCTTTAAATGAGATGATAAGATTATGCATAATTTAGTTGCATTCTCTTTCTAAGTTATGTATAATATAAATGAGATCAATGTTGTCGAGAATCAACATTCTTCCATTTTCATGTCATGTTCTGCTAGGGTTAAGTATTGTTGTGAAATAAAATTTGGCCCGCTCCTTTTGGGGAAGTTAGCTTAGTGGTAGAGTTGCGGAGAGTAATCCGTAGGTCGTAGGTTCGATTCCTACACTTCTCCATTATGCTTCAGTGATGAAATTGGTAGACATAATGGTCTTAGAAGCCATTGCCTTAAGTGGCGTCAGAGTTCGAGTCTCTGTTGAAGCATTCTATATAGACTGGTTACCTATATAGAACTCACTGGAATTGGCAACAATGAAAGTGAGTATGTTTAGTGTTTTTCTAAGTGGATTATTAGGGTGTTAATAATCGTGAGATTATGATAATATCTATTTGCACCATTAGCACAGTTGGAAGTGCAACGGCCTTCTAAGCCGTGGGTCGAAAGTTCGAGTCTTTCATGGTGTATTTATCGGAGTGTAGCTCAATTTAGTAGAGCGCCCGGTTTGGGTCCGGGAGGTTTGTGAGTGCAAGTCTCGCCACTCCGATTTACAGCGGATTCGTATACCGGTTATTACGTGAGTCTTATAAACTCTTTAAGACAGTTCGACTCTGTCATCCGCTATTGCCGTTGGGATACGACATGTCCGATTGTTTGAGGACTAAATAACCCCGATTGCCTGTATCGTTAAACAGGTGTTTATTTATCTTATTGCGGGATAGTGTAGTGGTTAACATTCTGGGCCCATAACCCAGAGATCGTTGGTTCGAATCCAGCTCCCGCTATTATGGGAAATTAGTTCAGTCGGTAGAACACGGTCCTGTTAAGTCCGGAGTCGTAGGTTCGAGTCCTACATTTCCCGTCAAGTCCCGTTCAAATCGGGCAATGTTGGCGAGGCTAACCAACAAAGAGGTTTCAGGTGTGTGCCCTGTAGTTGAAATAGAACTGCTATCTAAATAACACCTCCGTCTTTTATGGGGAATTAGTTCAGCGGGAGAACAATAGATTTGCATTCTATAGACATCAGTTCGATTCTGATATTCTCCATCTTATGGGCTGTAGTTTAAAACATGATAACAGAACACTGATGAGATAGTCACCTTAAATTAATTTAAGGGATCAGAGGTTTTGGGTTCGAATCCCAGCAGCCAGATTTATAATGTGAGTTGGTGTAATGGTTAGCACATGAGCCTCATACACTCATAGAATTGGTTCGAATCCAATACTCACAATAGGACGTGTAGTTTATCTTGGTAAAACACCTCTCGCGAGGAATGCAGAGATGCATTCGGAGAAGAAGGTTCGAGTCCTTCCACGCCCATTTATGTCAGCATGGCGAAACTTGGGTAAACGCAGCAGTCTTAGAAGCTGCCGCCGAAAGACTTGAGAGTTCGAGTCTCTCTGCTGACATCGTGAAGAGATGGCCGAGTGGTTGAAGGCAACTGATTGCTATTCAGTCGTACGGGTTACACCGTACCGTAGGTTCGAATCCTACTCTCTTCGTTTGCCCTAATAGCTCAGTTGGTAGAGCATCGCACCTGTAATGCGGCGGTCGGAAGTTCGAGTCTTTCTTGGGGCACTTGTTTAACCTGTTTATCTGTTTAGAGATATGTTTACAAGACAACGATTATCTGTAGCACGCTCATCCAAGAAGGATGAGTTTTATACTCTATATACAGATGTTAAGTTTGAGCTCGATCATTATCTTGATCAGTTCAAAGGCAAAACAATCTATTGTCCATGCGACACTGAAGATTCAGCTTTCGTCAAATACTTTTCAGAGTTAAAAGCCAATGGGCTAATTGAAGATTTGGTTTATACATCTCTTCAAGACGGAGTTGATTGTTTAAGTGAAGTAGCAATAGATAATTACAGCCATTGTGATATTGTTGTAACTAATCCACCGTTTAGCCTATTCAGACAATTTCTTGAGTTGCTAGATAAGCTTAGTAAGAAGTTTATTATTTGGGGAACTAATAATTGTATCTGTTATAAGCAAGTATCTTCTATGCTTATTAAAGATCACATTAGACTTGGCTACATTGCAAATAAAACTTGTGAGTTTGAAGTTCCTATGGAATATGCTAATGACCCAAAGTCTAAGGTGTATATGAGAGATAATGTCTCGTATGTAAAGGTGGCTTCAATTACAACATTCACAAATTTAGATGTTAATAGACTTTACAGTTTGGATCTATCTGTTCAGTATGACCCAAACATTCATCAGAAGTATGTGAATTTTGATGCGATAAATTGTAATAAGGTAGCTGATATTCCGTTTGATTATGATGGTTATATCGGTGTCCCTATTACATATTTGACCAAGCATGATCCAAGTAAGTTTAAGATTATTGGTGTATTTAACAATTATGATGAGTTAGATTTTGAGCTTGGTCGTATTACTGGTGATTTGGTGAATCTTGATAAGCCACCTTGGAAAACAAGAGGCCCGTGTCTAGCACCAAACAAACCAACATACGTTCGCATTATATTAAAGAGAGTAGATGATTAGATTGGGATGATTAAGATGAATGCCTATGCGATGTATATTTATATGTTGCATAGGCATTTGTTTTATATGAGGAGAGTACAAGATGATAGATCCAGTTGATCATGTCATATCTAGGTCATTACTTGCTGGTATAGTAGTTGGTATTGGTGGATGCTTATATCTACTAAGTAATGACTCTATGATTGGATCAGCATTAGCGTCTATATGCTTTTTGTCATGTAGCGTACTTAATCTGAATCTTTTTACTAATAAGTCTGGATTTCTATCTGACTCAATTGACTTTCGTAGACTGATTTTAGTTCTTATACTTAATGTGATAGCTGCTTTCTTATTTGGGCTTATATCAAGATTTCTAAATCAATCTATAGTAAGCAATGCTGATAAGATAGTGCTGAGCCATTTATCATCAGACTATTTGCTTTGCATTATGATGTCTCTGATAACTGGATTTTTATTAACATTAGCTGCCAAATTTGATAATCTAAGATCAGGCTATTTATTACACATAGCATGTGTATTCTCATTCTTAGCTATTGGTGGTTTTCATTGTGTTCTAGATTCATTCTATTATGGAGCTAGTTCAGTATTCTATGATAATATATGGGGTCTTACTTCTAGGCTTCTAGTAGTGATTCTGTTTAACTTCATAGGGTGTAACTTGTATAACTTATTTGTGAATAAATCATTCATTGAATAGAGGAATATATGATTAAACTTTTTATTATGTTCATGGTGATTCTCTTCCCGATTTCGGCATTTGCTGATTCTAGATTGGAGAGCTGTTTACCATATCAAGAAGAGATTTCATCTTTACTAGAATCAGAAGGAGTATCTTCTGATTATTTTTATTTAGCTGTTTGTGAAAGCGGATGCAGAGTTAAAACATCCTCGAAAGGCGCGAGAGGATTTTTTCAGCTCATGCCGAGTACATATAAGCATTACATGCCAGATGGCTGCTCACTGGAAGATATTGATGACATTAAATGTAATACAATAGCAGCCGCTAGATATATCAAACATTTACAAGAGAGATTTAAGCATGTTGCACTTTTGGTGAAGGCTTATAATAGAGGTGGGACTAACTTTCAAAAGCGTGGTACTACAAAAGAAGCCAATGCTTTATCAATGTGTGTATTGCAGTATATTAGTAGTGATTAGAGATTTACTATGAAACATGTAGCAAAAAATATTAAAAATATGACATTTGCTGAAGAGACATTCTTTGAAAGATGCAACATTACAGACTGCATTTTTTCAGTAGAGTGTCACTTTGATAGATGTAATGTAATAGGCTGCACAGGAACAGAGCTGTGTACTTCAATTAAGTCTAACATTTATGATATTGATCCATCTATTACAGAAGTTGAAGTATTATCTACAGAAGTTATAGATGATGATACCTAAAATCTTACATTATATCTGGGTTGGAAATCCTAAGACTGAGCTAGCAAACAAATGCATCGAGTCATTCCATAAATACATGAGTGACTATCAAATCATTGAGTGGAATGAATCCAACATTGATCAGCTTCATCTTGATGATACAGAAAAGAAGTATTATGATCTTTGGTATAGTCAGAAGAAATTTGCGTTTTGTTCTGACATACTAAGGCTTCATGTTCTTAATCAGCATGGCGGAATTTATGTAGATTGCGATGTTGAATTCATAAAGCATTTGCCGGATGAGTTTTTAGATTCTCCATTTTTAAGTAGAATAAATCCTGAGAACACTGTATGCGCTGGCTGCATTTGGGGTTGTAATAAAGAAGACGATCTCTTACTTAAAAGCATACTTGAGTTTAGAGAAAGACTTTCAAGAGCTGGTAAGCGCTATGGTAAGTCATGGATATTCAACTCTTTCTTTAGAGATATGTTTAGCAATGACTTAGACGTGCTAGCTGTGAATAATCAACTCGGCTATATAATTTATCCAACTGAGTATTTTTGCCCAAAGAATGTTAAGTCTGGTGAAATAGAAATAACAGATAACACAGTGTCAATTCATCATTATGCCTTATCTTGGCGTGATAGAAAGAGAGATTTATATGGAACTAGCGCTTAAGTTTAAGAAAGATAAATGGATTAGTGTTAAAGATAGACTTCCATCTCATGAGTATGATTGGGTGTTAGTCTCAGTAGTTGATTGGAAGAACCCAAGGCTTAGACTTATTCCAATGGTCGCTGAACGACGTAAAGGGAGATGGGCAAGTCAAGAAGACGACAATTGTGATCTTGAGAAATGGTTTCACGTAATAGTAACTCATTGGATGCCGTTACCTGATCCGCCAAGAGATTAAGCTTATGAACGAAGATATAGATGTAATAAAGAATTGCATAGAATCATCTGAAGGTATTCTTCATAAAAGATGCGATCAATTAAGAGAGCTTATATTTATGGATAACTATGACCCAGCTATAGTAATGAATCTTGCTAGCGATATCAAACTTATATCTGAGATCATTATAGCTCAGGCAGGAAAACTTATTAAATAATATCCAAATTGGAGATTTATAAATGAAGCGTAAATTAACGTTAGAGCAAAGAGTTGCTCGTTTAGAAAGAATGGCTAGTAAAAATGAGTCTGAATTTTCACAAGAGTCAGTGAATTTAGGTGGATTTAGTTGGACTAAAATAGGAGAATTAAACGGCTATTCTCTATATCTGTGTGATGATATTGTAAAAGAGATGTATTTTACTGACTTGTCAAGTGAGACTGATGAGTGGAAGAATTCAGGTATTCGTAAATGGTTAAATTCAGACTTTTACAGAACTTTAACCCCAGAAGAAAGATCTTCTATTATTTCATATAATGGTGATAGATTATTTTTATTGTCTGAAGATGAATATAAAAAATTTGAGGGGAACATACCAAGAGTAGATGGATGGTGGTGGCTCCGTTCGCCTGGCACAGATTCTTACAGTACTGCATCTGTTTACAGACACGAAGTCAAGGACAGTACATCTGATCTCGATGAAATCGGTGTTCGCCCTGCTGTCTTACTAGACTAGTAAAATACATTATCTGGAGAGCTTATATTTATGAATGAGAATTACTATCCAGATGAAGTGATTCAATTAGCTAGTGATATTAGTTTATTATTTGAGATTATCATTTCTCAGGCAAAGAAGTTATAGTTGGAGGTTAAGAAGTGATGGATAAAAAGAAATTAGAGTCTCGTATTGCTAGATTAGAAAAGTTATTCAAAATAAAAAATGAGGAGTTGGTTAGCGCTGATGATGCTGTAGATCCAAATAGTCTTGCGTGGTTTAGATTGCTAGCTAAAATGTATTCTGATATAAGTGAAGCAGATGTTGTATGGCGCAGTGATTTAGCTAGAGGAAATAAGCTTGATTTATTATTCCCTGGTCATTACAATGATGAAGAAGAGCTAATTAAAACAGCTAGATTTTATATTAAAACTGCTATGGATTGGCTTAGCGAAATGCAAGAGAAGTTCGATAAAGTATATCCTAAATAAATATCAAATAATTTACAAGACCCTCGGCGCTTCAAAGCTATGCTGTAGCGTATATCCGTGGAGGTATTATAAATGGGGATTTATAAATGACTAGAAAATTAACATTAGAACAGCGTATTGCCCGTTTAGAAAAACTTTTAAAGCTTGAAAGTGGTCATATTAAACAGCGTAAGTTTGAATTTAATTCACGTGGGCTTGATAATATGCGTGTTGGCGATACAGTTATGGATGTCGATGGTGATGAGTGGAAAGTTGTTAGAATAGGAACTTTAGACATAATGTTGCGTAAAGGACTTTTTGATAATCGTAGAGAAGTTTCAGAATATATAGACGATAATAGTTTATACGATCAGAATTTAATGGATCGTGTAGTAGTACTTCTTAGATCTGGTAACGACCAAGTCTTGTGTCTTGAGCCAGAAAATTTAGAGATAATAGAATAGATTAAATATCTAATGTAAATACCAAACCTCCACCGCCTAGTCACTTATTTGTGAATGCGTATATGTGGAGGTATTTTTGTAGGAGGTGATTATGATTGAAATTAAATGCAGTAAAGTATTGTCTATTATTGTAAACTTCTTTCTTCTACTGTATCAATTACCTCAGCTCATTACAGGGCTGATTGGATTAGCAGTGTTTCACAATTGTGAGTGGTATTACAATAGAGAGGCTGGCGTTAAAGTGTTGCGTGTCAACAAAGGCAACTTTATTAAAGGAGCTTGCTTTTCATCTGGTCCAATAATTTTTGTAACTAATGATTGTGAAGAAAACACGCTACTTCATGAAACTGGTCATTCAAAGCAGTCTTTAGTTTATGGGCCACTCTTTCACATTATAGTATCTATCCCATCGATATGCCTGTTTTGGTATAGAAGATTTGCTCACAAAGATATGAACTTCTATTATTCCCACTGGCCTGAATTCCAAGCTGAGAAATGGGGACACACTCATAGAACATAGCTCACTATATCTATATTATAGCAGTTAGCTATAAGCTATACCACATAAAGTAGAATCATTGTTTAGTGCAGACCGTGCTACAATACATCTAACAGGTAAAGCACTTTAGTTTAGTATGGACGCTAACTGCTAACTCTATCATCCCGCTGAATAGGCGGGATTTTTTATCGGTGATTTTTGTTTACACGCTGGTCAAATTAGTTTATAAGAACTACACAAGCTAAGGAATGGTTCCTTGGCTTTATATGGAGGAGTTCAATGAGTCTTTTAGATAGAATCTTATCCTTTGAAGAAGAACCAGCTAGTTTAAGTAGAATTCTGTCAAACTATTTGGTTGTAAATCAGGATTTCATTATGAGCTATCTAACTGAGTACGATAATGATTCAGTTAAGATGTGGGCTGATGACAATATGATGAGCATAGCTGATATGCTTGACGTTATTCAGCGAAATCTTGATTCTAAAGTTAAGCTTATCATTAAATGTGATGACTATATGAATAATAGACTTCTCATAAATAGTAAGCTAATACTTACTGATTGTGATAGATCGTATAGTCTGTCACTTGTTTGGTACTTGGGCGAATAGATTCTGGAGGAAGCTAGATATGGGTTACACAATGAATCAAATTCAGAATCGCTATAACAGTGTTGTTAAAGCATACGAGAGTATGAGCTTCAAGCGTGTCCAATGCTCAGCTTTTATCAACTACTCGTCAAGCATTTATAGAGCTGTAGATTTATCATCTGGTGAAGATCACAAAGTCTCTGCTAGAATTTCAATGGTAAGTAAACAAAAAGACATCTTTGGATTTGATTATCCTGTTCAGACACTAAGCATTATAACTGATAAGTATGTAAATGGCAATAAGATCATTACAGAAGATTGTGGTCAATTTTACTGCATAGATAGCAATTATTTCACAACTGATTTATTAGAACTAAAGCATGCTAGAGATATCTCAGCGAAGCGTTATATAGACTATCATTCTCATATAAGTAAGACGATGTATCTAGATCTTAATAAGATTTCACAGCGGCTTATGGATTACATCAAGAGAGCTGTAGATAAGCAGATAAGTGATGATAGTGCGAGTTACTCTATAAGAGACATTTACTTCAGCTATAGTCATAGCCTTGGTCGTAGATTAGTTGTTGTAATAAAACGATCTGAACGATCAGCAACTGAGTCATTCTGCTTCAACCCCAAGCTTTTATCGATGTATATTTCTGGGAAGATAGTTTAGTCTATTTCCATAGATTGAGGTGCTCAGATGATAGATGAAGAACATGCCAAAAAGTTAGCTCTCTTTGGCATTACTCTTAAGAACGAAACGCCAAGTCATGCTATACTACAGCTAAAGAATTCTCAAATTGATTTAAAGATTGCTCAACCTCTCTATAAAAGTCTACTGTCGTCGATCGAGGCATATAAGCTATCATCACTAAAGTTACCAGAGGTTACTTTTGGTATTGAGCTGGAGTTTGTGGGTAATGCTAATCTTCAGTCATTATGTGACTTTAATATGGCGATGACTAGACTTTTACGCGATAAGTATTTTTACACTGGGAAATATAGTCATAATGATGGTCGCCAATGGATCTTAGGCAAAGATAGTAGCATAAAGTATAACGGGTCAGATAATGAGTTTGGTTATGAGCTATCTTCATCAAAGCTTAATTTGTTTAATGAGTATGATGTTCTTCTACTTAAAAATGTTTTATCATGCATAGAGAATCATCTTCATGGCAGAGTAAATGATTCATGTGGAACACACATACATATAGGGTTTAGCTATGATGGTCTTTATAAGAGCGATGTCAGACACATTTTACACGATTATAGCTACATGGAAGAGATAGCGCTTGATCCACTAGTACCTTCTAGTCGAAGACGAAATACATATTGTAAATCAACACAGCCAGTAATAAGTGAAAAGTATCAGAAGTTAAGCGCCAGATATTGTGATTTTAGTGAAGTTTCACTTATGTGTGATAGTATGAGATTTGAATCTAGACAGCTTGAGGGTACTTTAGATCTCACAACAATATTGAATTGGGCAACTCTGCAGACTTACATTGTGTATGATATAGCCTCTCATTTACAGAGTACTAGTTACATTAAAAATCTTATAGAGTCAGACGCATTTCAAATTCTGTTCAGATATGATTTGAGTTCTGATTGCATAAACTTTTTCTTAGATAGAATTATAAAGTTTAGATCTAGAAAGTTGTCAGCACATTGTAAGTCATGTATATAGCTATTAGTCTAGTTTGGTTCTAGACTTTTTACTTGGAGATTGTTATTATGTGTGAGATTTATGGATTCTGTGGGTCAGTTCCAGTTAGGCTTAATAAATACACTAATGAATTTTGGCTTCATTCTAGAGTTCATCAGGATGGGTTTGGCTATTATCTTCAGGATAAAGATGATTTTTATGTTAATCCAAACTCAGCAATGAGTTGCATTTCCGATCTGCGTAAAAAAGACTTTACTTCGAAGTTAGCTCTGTGCCACATTAGATTTAAGACTCATGGAAATGCTACAATTGATAACTGTCATCCATTTATAAAGAAAGACATTCACGGAGTAGAGTGGGCTCTTATTCATAATGGCTATATCGAAGATACTTATTATACTGATGCTTTGTTTGAATTACAGCGCGGTGAAACAGACAGTGAAAGAATTTTGATGTCTATAGTTGAGGCTGTCAATTCATTATATGAGCATGCATGGATAGAGAATCAGTCAGAAATGATGTACTTTATCTATTCAGTAATAGAGAACACCATTAGAGAAATGTCTCATCTTGGTAAAGTGAATCTTATCTTCACCGATAGCTTTACTAATAATATGTATGTTTATATGAATGCGCAGAGCCTTTATTATCTAATTACAAATAATGGAGTTCATATCTCAACTACTAAGCTGTCAGATGAAAATTGGATTTCAGTGCAGCCAAATAAGTTGCATATATTTAACAATGGCGAAAGAGTAGATTACTAGTAGTTTCAAAGGGGCATAGTATGAGTGATAGTCTTAATGACATTGTCGATCAGTTTAAAGACCTTAGTGATCTTGAATTTGAGATTCTGTTCATTGATGATATTTGTAAGAAGCTTAAGCGCATAGATAAACAGGGGATACGTTCAGAGTCTCTACTTATTGTGTATCTCTCTATTATAGACACTTTAAAGAAGTTCAAGCTACTTGCTACTGAGGGTTGCAGATCAATACCACATGAAGATGCTATTGACATGACTATTTCTAAGAGTGAAGCATTTTTATCTAGAGTTGCAGATGATGAATCTCAGGCAATGTATGCTTCTCAGTCATTATCAGCAGCATATTCATTTATTAAAGAATTACTATGGCAGCTTAAAAAAGAGTTGACAGAGACTCCAAAATATTCATACTTAAAACGTGAATGAGGTATAGATTATGCTAGTAAAGACAGTACTTGCAACAATTGGATTATTACTTCTTGTATTATCTTTAGTAGCTATAATTTTGTATTTTATAAATGATAGAAAAATACCATAGAGAGGTTAGTAATGAAGGAGCTTACTGTTATAATAGCGGTTGATTTAACAAATAAGTGCGACATGTACATCTATGATTACAACTATTCAAAGAATGACTGTGATCTAGTAGCATCTCTTATGAAGAAAGCTATTGATAAAGTAGCATCTTCTGAAGTAGAATTATCACTAAGATCCACTTTTAGTGATATGATAAACAACACTCCACTTGAATATGGCTCAAAGTTTAGATCACTTCCGCGTGATGTTAATTTCAAAATGTTTATTGATGTGCATGATGTAGTGTCTAATATAATGGTGTGTGACTTTGCTACAAGCATTTCTCTTGATAGAGATGTTCCATTCTGGCCAGCTCTTCATTACATTACTAAACATGACGCTAAGTACAATGACTTACTAATTAACAAATCATTACGTGACTTTGCTGCAGACGTGACGACTTTGGGTAATCATAAGTTCTTTAGAGAAAATAAACTTTACTCTGTATCTAAAAGTAACGCTGATATTGTTGAGCCACCGTCAATTGGTAGCATAGAAAGATTTAAGAAGATTGCTCAAGCAACGTGTCTTAAGACAAAGAATCCAGCAGTAGTTAATTACTACTCATATGATAGTGGTACTGGATCTTCATCTAAAGGTATTTCTTATGTCTCGCGATTTATTTCAGATGATCACATTGAAGGGTACTCTGTAGACATTAAAGACAGTGATGATTCATCTAATGAATATGAAGCTTTTAGAACAAATCATTTCGAGCTTAAGATAGACGATAAAGATTATCTACGTCTTAGCTGTGCAAAGATAGATACAAGAGTTGATGATCATGGAGTTAATTTGCTAGCAAGCTTTTACTTGACTAACCAGACACGCGTATTATTTGAGTCTACTTTATTTAGAATTGGATCAGATCATACAATAGAAGTATTGCTATATAGTCCAGACGGTTCAAAGACTATTAAGTCAGGTAAAACTATAGCTAAGATAAAGAGCATTAGCTATAAATGTGACTATAGCATATCTGAGCCTATTTTAGTAGAAGTTCTTTTCAGATCTAAGAAAAATAGCTAGTATGCATTGGAAACGACTTGATAGAAATTCTCCAGTAGATGGTACTACTTGTGTAGTTGGTCACTTTTTGCCTAACACAAGTAAGCCATTAGTTGGTCTATGGAAGTTCTGCTACTCTGGTAATAATTCATATTGGCTAACAAGCAGCGGTGATAAGATAAATTGCTTCAACACAGATAATTGGTGTGATGTTGAAGATATTATTTCAGCAGTAGAAGATAAAATAGTCGAAGATATAAAATTCGAATTGTCGCGTCCTCGATAGTAAAATATCAATATTTATATGAATAGAGATTCAATACGTCTCTATTCATTATGTATATATTATTTGAGTTCAGACCCGGATCGCGTATCCAATGTCCATTAACTACAAACAAAAAGGAAAAGAATTATGGCTAACGAACTTGATGTTGTCTCTTCAAATGGTACCGCTCTTGCTACAGACAAACCAGCATTTTCTCTTAAATCATTGAATCTTTCTCAGAAGTGTCCAGCTGTGGTAGTTGCTCCTACTGGATCAAAACTTTCACGATTTGCTTTTCCAAAAGTTAAATTTGAAGAAGGGCGTCGTTGTAGAATTTCGATTTTAACAGAAGATGTTATTATGCTCAAACTTCATTACCATCCTGAAGTTGGTAGTATTATTTGTGATGGTGGTGCTTGTTGTAAGTATTGTGATAAAGTTAGTATTAAGTATTGCTATCCATGCGTAATGTATGAGACTGATAATGCTGGAAGATGCGTTTCAACAAAAGTAGAGCCAAAGCTGCTTGTTCTCGGTGGTGAAATGTATGATCAGATTTCACTACTTTCTGAGATTGGTGGTTCTATTACAAACATGGATTTGTTATTCTCATGCACTTCAACGCAGTATCAGAAATGCCAAGTAACTCAAGCTGGCGCAGCTCAGTGGATGAACAATGAAGCTACTGCTAAGTTTGTATCTGAGTATATGGCTAGCAATGGTAGTAAGGTCATGGATGCTATTGGTCGTACGTACACAGCTGAAGAATTAGCTGCTAAGATCGGAGATCCAAATGCTCCTATTGCTGATCAGAAATGTTTATCAGCTGAAGATATTGGGTCAGTGTTTAATGTCTAGTGCGTAGCTAGATTAAATTATTATAGGGGAAGATGATCATCTTCCCCTTTTTATTTACATTATGATATATGAAATCTGTTAAAGAAAAGAGCAAATCACATAGTAAAAAATCTGATAAAATTACTTTTGAATCAAAGTCTGTTCAGAACAAGATTAAAAAGATATTTGATCAGTCGCAGCCAGATCTCTCATACATAACTAAAGATAGAAAGCTTCTTAAAAAGCATATTGAGTTTATACATAATTTACCATATTGCTCAATGAGTTTTGTAAGTGGTCCAGTTTCTCATCAAAAGCTAACAATAAAGAGACCACAATTGTTTGTAGCATTCCATAAATGCTATGAGCCAATATATCGTAGATGGCTTAGATTACTTTCATATTGTTACAGTGAGTATAGTGAATGCTATCAATTTTTTGGTAAGCGTGGTGTTAAACTATGTGATGATTTTTTAGACTGCAAAAAGTTCTGTATTTGGTGTTTAACTAATGGATTAGTATGCGAACCAGATTCGTATAAAATGTACTTAGTTAGAAAAGATAAGTCTGGCGATTATACATTGGATAATGTTAGCATCATTTATGAAAAGCAGTTGCACAGTACTCCAGATTTATCAGATGCGCTTGATACTATAATTCTTGCAAAGAATTATGAAGATCATCATCATGAATCAGTTTCATATATGTCAGCTTACACTCGTTATTATGTATATGACTTTACAGTAGAAGATGCTATATCAGCTCCATATACGCCAGATGTACCAAAGAAGCTTAGATCACCTGGCGAGACTGGCATTGGATTTCAACCATGCTCATTTTATAAATCTGTGGCTGATGAAGATTCATGTACGTGGAGTGAATTCTGGAGTAGAATGCATATGACATATATGTCTAAGATTCCACCAAGACCATACGATCTTTTAAGTAAAGAATTTTCTACAGTTGAGCATGTTGCAAAGCTAGGTAAGAAATCATATAAGCAGTTATGGGAAGAGTCACTTGCTGAGAAAAAGAATAGCGATCCAAATGAAATTCAATCTAGATATTCTAAGCTTGAGCAAGACTTATTAAATAATAAAGATCTTCAGAACATGAAGATAGATCAATCCAATAGTATATTGGAAGACTTTATAAGAGAGCTTTAGAAATGAAACTATCAACGTTTATAAAATCATACAAGATAGCTCTGTCCAGCGTATGTGAAAAAGTTAGCGATTGGAAGTCACTGTATCTAGGGTCAGTAGCATTTCCAGACTCTGATGATAAAATAACTTTTATATTTTCTAATAGTGACTCAATGACTTCAGGATCATTGGGAGTATCAGCTACTTTAAGTGAATCATCTATTGAGAGTATTTCTGGCGGTCTAGATAACATTTCTTTAATAGAAGAAGTGCCTAATGTAAAGATCAATGATGCTGGAAAATTCTTAGTTGTTCTTAATAATTTGGTAAACCATCTCATAAAGTTGTTTGATGATAAGTGGGTAGATGTTGGAGTGAATCAGCTATGGTTTGATCATGATAAAGGGTTGGCTCATTTTGAGTTGGATAAATTCAAATCAGAAGTTCAAACAGATGGTAGACTATTTTTATTTGGAGATCCATTAGATGAGCAATAAATTTATTGTAGCTATAGACCCAAGCTATACTCGTTCTGGAATATGCATTATTAAAGACAAAAATATTTACTTTCACACAGCATCTGAAAAGATTGGTGAAAAGCAGTTTGAGAATGTAGTTCACGCTGCTCAGTCTGTAGTAAAGCAAATAAAAGATATTATTTATAGCTATGGTAATGAATTTGAATTAATACATGAGCAGCCTCTCCCGAATTCATCAATGTCTGCAGCACTCTACTGTTTAGATTCTCTTCTCTATACAGAGTTTGAATCTCATATAGTAAAGACATACAATCCAGCTACATTAAGAAGCAGAATTCATGGTCATAAGTATGACAAGACAGACTCTGTGAACTTAGCTGATAAATATCTTAAAACTCTGACTGATCACGGGTATATTATTAATCTGAAGATCGGCAAGGCGCGTAAAATACCACATGATTGTTGCGAAGCATTTTTATATGCTCATTTATATCTTCATGATAATGGCGACGCTGATTTTCAGTTTGATAACGCTGATGAAATTGCAGCATTTAAGTTAAGACAAAAAGAATTAAAGAGAAGAGAAAAGCTTTTACTTTCTGACAAAGGAGACTTAGCATGAGCGATATCGATTATAATTATGTTATTACAGAAGATAATTGCAACGATGAAGATGTAGTACTAGTTATTAATGACTACTACAACAATAGTGATATCTGTGAAGTTTGTGTTCCAACAGGCGGGACATCAATTCCGGATTATGCTATTGTAAATGATACAAGAGAAGATCCTAGCATTAAATTCTACAATTTGGATTATGCACTATGAGTCTAAAAGTAAAGTTAATTATAGTAGCTATTGTGTTTGTAGTGATAGTTACGTCAGTCATTTCAGTCTATGTGTACATAAATAGTCTTAACAATACTATTAATGAGATGAGTGTAACTATCACTAATCAAGCAAATGAGATCGAATCTTTGAAGTGCAACATTGAATCTCTTAATAAAGAGATTGAGTCACTTGATAATGTTATTGCTGTGACTGATGACTATATCTCAAGTATCAATCAAATAAAAGATGAAGATACTTCTGTCAAACAAGCAATATATGAACAGGTGATAAGCAATGAAGAAGTCAAAGATTGGTTTAGTGAAACACTGCCTGATGATCTGCTTGCTATTATTAATAGTGATGCTAATCTCGGGGTGTGTGAAAACAGTAACTGAAACTAAAGTTCAATACATTAGGCCTGAGTTTCCACAATCATTGCTGGATCCATGTGACCCAGTTCCAACAGACTCTATTAAGACTAATGGAGATCTGCTAATGTCATACATATCACTACAAACAGCTTATGCTATCTGCTCTGCTAAAGTGAGCTCAATATCAAACATTTTAAGCTCTTATGATTCTGTCTATAATTTAGACATTACACTTGAAGATAGCGCAAATGTAGAAGTTAAGTAAGTGTCATAAAGTGTATCAAAGTTTGATACACTTTTTTGTGTTTACACATTAGCTAAGTTAGTTTATATCTCTTCATGTAGCTAAGGCAGCTACTACAAGAGATTCTTTTGATTGTGGAGATATCGATGAAAGTCATTACTTTTACTGGGTACGAATTTGATCCAAAGAAATTACTTAATAGACCTGAGTGCCCTGAGTCTCTTAGAGCAAAGATGGTTAAAGCAATTCTTTCATCTTGTCCTGATGATGTAGATGTAAAAGAATTTGCCAATACAACTACAATTGCTCGTAATGGTAAAAAAGTAAACATTTCTGCATGGAAGTTTAATCTCTCTGATTGGCCAGATGGTAGACCGTTTAATTATTTCCATAAAGATGGGTCTGAGATTGTTTTTGTTTGGGGAGTTCAGTTCTTTGACAATGGTAAGTTTAGATCTGACATTAATGATAATGCTAATTTAAGATGCGCTTTAGGTTACCCACTAGCAGAAGAGAATAAAGCATTATTCATGTGTGGTACTAAAGCAATGCAATGGGCTACACAGTTTAGACGAGATGTAAAAGAGTTTTTATCAGATGCTGATAGTTTAGCTCAAGACATTGCATCTCACATGCCAGATGGAGCTACAGTTAAAATTACTCCATTATCAATGGTAGCAAACTTTGTTCTTGATGAGAATGATGTACGCGTTGGCTATATGAATGGGTCAATGACAGCAACTGTTAAACATCACTATACAGAGACAGACTTAGTGTACGGCGCACGTTATGCAAATTATTCTAGAACTGTTGAGTTTTCATCTAAAGATGAAGTTGATTCATTTGATTGGGAAGCTCTTTGGGATGATCTTTATAAGCACAGAAATGGCACCTGCACGTATTACGGTTCATTAGGTACCTAATAAATAAACCCACTAGAT